TCAAAAGAAATTAACCGCCTTTCTTCATCAACCCCATAGGCTTCCATAGTAATAATGGCTTTTTCGCCAATAACATCTTTGATGTGACTCAGCATGGCTATTCCTTAAAATGGAAGGTCAGAATCTTCAATGGTATGGCGCTGGATTTCATCGCTACCACTAGCTTTAAATCCTACCGGTGCTTTTTCTTTGCCAATAGATACGCTAAAAAACTTGCCTTTTTTGCCTTCTTTAACCCACGCAGATAAGTAACATTCACGGTTATTAACCATGATAGTGCCTGTATAGTCTGGGTGATTTTCGGTTGTTTTGCGGTCATTTTTAAATAGTGAGCCACTACCTTCTTTTGGAATATAAGCCATGATTAAATCTCTCTCGCTTTTACTACTGGTTTAGGTGACGAAGCGGCATTACCATCATCGTCTGCTTGTACTACTCCTACTACTGCTGCTAATGCGTATCTACGCATATAGGTAAGTGCTGACCCAGCGCCTTGTGCATCAGGCTTTGTTACCGGTACAGACATTTCTTTACTTATCCATTCGCCTGATTTATGGGAAATAATGGTTTCTAAGTGCATAGCCCCATCGAAATAGTCCCCAGGGAATTGCATAATCGCCAACCCATTTTCAGAAAGAAGGCTACGACAAGCATCCCAAACAGACTCAAGGTCAGCATACTTAGACTTAAAGAAAGGATTAGCAGAGTCTTTAACCGCATGGGACATTTTTCCTTGTACGATTGATAAAGCTAATGTTAGGTTGGAAATAGATTCAGATTGATTCATTTTTGCCCCCTAATTGATGAAAAAGATTCAAGAGGATTTCCAAAAATTGCGCCAAAGTCATCAAACAACTCTTTAAGCACTACATTGTGTTTTGGTTTACCACAGGCTTGACGAATACAGTCAACTTGTTCTTGGTTTAATTCGCCACCGAATTCCATGTCATCAAGTGCTTCTTCTAAAAATTCTTCATGCTCAAACATTAATTGGTTTAATTCAGACATTTAAGTTTCCCCTTAAATACATAGCGAAATTGCTATACTTATAACTATATCACACAATTCGGATTTGCAAAGTCTTTTTGTAAACTTATGCAAATAAACAACAAATGAGTTAAACTGTGCAATATGGAAAAATTAAAATTAACCGACTCTGCTATAATTGACCTATTGGGCGGCACAGCAAAAGTGGCAAAAATGTGTAAATGTGACCAAGCAACTGTTTCAACTTGGCGCAAAAGAGGCATAGCTCATGGGCCATTGTTGTTTTTAGCCGCCAGAATAGAAAAAGAATCACATGGGCTTGTAACTCGTAAGGACTTGTTTCCAAACAACTTCTGGTTAATCTGGCCTGAGATGTTGGAAAAACCCAACAGTTTTGGCTTGCAACAAGAGGCAGATGAGGAGTAGTATCATCCTCCGCACTCCAGGCGTACTAAGCACCTAAATCGGTGGCGTGGAAGAAAAGATAGGCGAGTGATGCACCCCACTTCAGCCTAGTAGCGTTAAATGGCGACTACACAAGATTTTAGGGACAAGGTGATACAAGACCTTTAATCGAATGACCATTAACTCAGGTAGGACTGGTTAGTAACATATAAGTTACTAATGGGTCAGTTGATAGTTTCCTATCACCCTTGGTCAACCTATGTTGTAAATATACAACTAAGGGTTTGTCATAGGTGACAGTAGCTAAAAATAATAAGAAACTAAATTCCTAGACACAAATTACTTTGTCTAGTAACTAAAGGGGATTTAAATGAAAGATGCTATTGGAGTTGCAATTCTTGGTATTATTTTAGGTTGTATGTTTGGTTATGGGTCAGCCCACGCACAAACTTATCAGATGACAAACCCACAAGGTTACAGTCAAGGTACAGTACAGATTCAAGGTAATACAGCACAGTTTGTAAATCCTATGGGTTACACCACTCAGACTGCTACTATCTATCCTAATCAGATTGTATTTACAAGCCCAAGTGGTTATACAACTGGCGTAGTAGGTACACCGCAATACACAACACCATCTAGTCCATCTACACCTACAAGCCCACGCACCCTACAATAGGAGAGGAGAATGTTTGATGAATTCTGGTCTATTTATCCACGCAAAGTTAATAAAGCAGTTGCACGAAAGTCCTGGCAACGACTTACAGAAGCACAGCAACTTATGGCTGCAAAAGCTATTAGCGTACATTGCGACTACTGGAAAGCAAAAGAAACTGAGTTAGAATTTATACCCCATGCAAGCACTTGGCTTAATGGCGAAAGATTTGAAGATGAAATAGTAATAGAACCCAAGAAAGAAAAAATTGACAAAAAGTGGATGTTTTCTAACGAAGGTATTGAATCTAAAGCTAAAGAGTTGGGAATTATGGGTAACGGTTACGACTCTTACGACAGTCTGAAACAAAAATGTATGAGGAAGCTAAACATCGCTGTGGCGTAAGACAATTATGCAAATGGCGTAAAGAATGGGGTCTGCAAAAGTTTAGACTTTATCTTACTAAATATAAACTTGACGATAAGTTACTTCAAGATTTTTATACGCAGTACGAAAAAGGCAATAGGGGAGAAGTAAACAAATGGCTTTAGATAAAATATTGATTGCAATGACAGGGTTTTCTTATTGCATAGTCGCAGTTATTCAGCTTAAAAAAGGGTCTATACCTAACGCAATGATTTGGGCTGGTTATAGCTTTTCTCAAATTGGACTTTGGATGGCGCTAAAGTGAATTACTTATCAGTTTGTAGTGGTATTGAAGCTGCTACAGTAGCATGGCATGAAATGGGATGGAATCCAATAGCGTTTAGTGAAATTGAGAAGTTTCCATCACAAGTATTAGCACATCATTATCCTAATGTGCCTAATCTAGGGGATATGACAAAATATAAAGAATGGGAATTAAGTGAACCAATTGATATTTTGGTCGGAGGAACTCCCTGCCAATCATTTAGCGTTGCAGGCCTGCGTAAAGGACTTGACGACCCAAGAGGCAACCTCGCTCTTACCTATGTGGGAATTCTTGACAAATTTAGACCCAAGTGGTGCATTTGGGAAAATGTGCCAGGTGTCCTCAGTAGTGGGGGGGGGGCGAGATTTTGGCAGTTTCCTCGGTGCGTTGGGGGAAGTCGGGTATGGGTGGGCCTACAGGGTGCTTGACGCTCAATACTTTGGAGTACCCCAAAGACGCAGACGAGTGTTTGTTGTCGGATGTCTTGGAGATTGGAAGTCTGCCGCAGAAGTATTATTTGACCCCCACAGCTTGTCAGGGAATACTAAGAAGGGCGGAAAAACGAGGAAAAGAGTTGCCTATCCTATTGCTGACTGCGCTCCAACATTGTGTGCAAGAGATTACAAAGGAGTCGGAAATTACGAAGTTGCGGGGGGGCAAACTGATAATGACTGAAAAGGTATCACCAACCCTACAAACAAGTTGTAATGACTATAGTCGTGCTGATGGATTTACTATGATGGTTTATGAAACACATCCAGCAGATAGCAGAGTTAAAGAAATGGGCGACACTTGTCAAACTGTAACTAGCAGGTGGGGAACAGGGGGGGGGAATGTGCCGATAGTACAAAAAGCGTATAGCATACGAGAAGATGCTACTGCAAATAACTTTAGTGCTACACCATTGGAAGTTACTCCAGCCTTGCAAGCATTAAGACCATCTGTACAAAGTCATCATGCACAAACTTTTATTGCTGGTAATTATGCAGTACGCAGGCTTACTCCAACGGAGTGTGAAAGATTACAAGGTTTTCCAGACAATTACACAAACATTAAAGAAAATTGTCCAGATGGCCCAAGATACAAAGCATTAGGAAATTCTATGGCTGTACCTGTAATGAAATGGATAGGGGAGAGAATTAATGCAAAAGGAATATGACCCAAATGACGCTATCGACTATATATACACAAATGCGCCAGCGTATGCCAAAGCGAAAGGTGAACTCGCTGAACTCGAGGCATTTAAGTCTAGCCTTAAGGCTATTAAAATGTCTGAATCGTCAGAACAAAGCCTTGGGGCGCAAGAAAGAGAGGCGTATCGTAGCGAGGCTTACCAGTCATTATGTAAGGCCATTGGATTGGCGACAGAAAAAGCCGAAGCACTTAGATGGAAGTTAGAAAGTGCCAAGATGAGATTTGAAGCATGGCGCACACAAGAAGCAAGCAATAGAAACATAGAGAGAATGACTAGATGAATGACTATTCTGAAAACTACCTTAAACTTCAAAGACTAATGAAGTCTTACCATAACGCTACGCTTAAATGCGATTATGAATTAGCCACACAATTAGCCCATGAGTTATCAGAAGAAACCATTAAATTAGAATTTGCTACTTATGACCAGATAAGAAAACAATGGCTGTCTTAATGCGGTCTTTATTAGCTTCTCATGTTGATTATGGGGATTTTGTTGGGGTAATCCCCAATAGTCCTAAATTTACGCCTAGTGATTTAGATGGTATTGCTGAAAGAAATGGCAAGTTTTTTGTAATGGAATGGAAGCGCCCCAAAGAAAAAGTAAGTACCGGTCAGCGTATTATGTTGCAAGCACTAGCTGGTAAAGCTGATTTTATTGTTGTTATAGTAATAGGTGATACTGACAATGGTATGAAAATTGAAGAATTTTTCTTAGTGCAGCCACATGGGTCATGTATCAAAATTGGTACATCCAAGCAAGAATTTATAGCGTATTACAAACAATGGTTTGAATGGGCAGATGGCAACTAAAGCAGAAAAAGACAATTATGCAAAACTGGCAAGACTGGGCTGTATATTGTGCAAACAAACAGACGTACGAAACCTTGACGATTCCCCCGTTGAAATGCACCACATCAGACGATATGGTGGCAAAAGAAGCCTTGCACCTGTCATCCCTTTGTGCGCCATTCATCATCGACTTGGCGATACCAGTATTCATCAGCTTGGACATAAAGGGTTTGAAAAGCATTGGGGTTTCTCTGAAGAAGATTTGTTAGCCCTAATATGAATGACCTTTTACTATATTTTGGTGTATTTGTGCTATTCGCACCTTTAATCGCACTATGGATAGTGCTGAGTTGACAGATGAAGAAATTGAAAACGCTTGGTATTCTTTAGGATTACGAGGCGTTGCTTCCGCTAATGAATGGCAAACACGCTATAGATTTGCTAGGGAATTAGAAAAGTTAATTAAAGCTCAAGTGGGTCAAAACCCAATTCGTCAGAAATCATCTTGCAACGAGTCTTAAATGGTTTGCCATGTTGTAACCATTTGTCACCTTTTTGCCGATGAAAACTACAATGTGCCATTTCGTGACAGAGGACTCGAATTACAGTCGATATATGCCCACATTTTGCCGATGAAATAGTAATAGTATGCTCATACTTTTCCCCATCTTCATACATATAGCTACCCATAATAGCGTCATCTGAATCAACTACAAAGTCTATTTGGGCTGCTAATGGCATATCCCATTTAGTAAATGGATGGCAAACAACCAGGGCATTATAAAAGTTACGAAGGATTGGAGTAGTCAGCTTCATACTTTATGCACCTTACCCCTAAAATCTACCGCATCTTCACCACATACACGAATAATCTCAGGCTGAAGCATTTTGCTATTGTCAAAAGATAGCATTACAAAACCGCTATTCCAATCTTTAGGGGTATCCTCAGTATAGGCAAATTGTTGCCCCATAGGGTCGGCTAAAGTCCCAGTCTGGACTCCCCAGCGTGTGCCGTTGTAATCATTAAATGGAATAGAAGATAAGACATGGGTATGACCTGTAATCATATTTACACCGGAATTGACCGCATTATTCCTACCACCAGTCCAGCCACCTTTCCAGCGATGCTTAATACAAGTATCTTCATTTACCCAAAATGACCAACAAGGCTGCCACATAGGAAAGTAATCCCGCAATGAAGTACCAAATACACCTTCAAAAGTAGGAAGATTAGCAATAATAGACATTTCTAGTCTTTGGTCATGGTTTCCCATAGGCCAAAACAACTTAGACCCTTTAGAAACTGCTTCAATTTCACCTAAGTAATACTGACAGGCTTCTAACTCTTCTTTGACAGTAGG